ATACACAGACCTCAAACTTTGGAGCGTCAAACATCTCCTCGGTTGCGTATGGGAATGGTGTGTGGGTGGCGGGAGGTACGGGAGGAACGCTGCGGACGAGCACGAATAATGCGGTAACGTGGAATACGCAGACTAGTCAATTTGGATCGTCGAGTATCAACACGGTTGCGTATGGCAATGGTGTGTGGGTAGCGGGAGGTACCGCAGGAGCGCTGCGCACAAGTACGGATAGAGTCCTTAACATCACTGCGTCAACAACCGTAGGCGGATACACCTGGTGGATTAAGACGTAGGGTGTACAAATGGGAGACGCTGATATAGGATTTAAGGATGAAGACAAGAGAGACGATATTATTTGTAGCAACACCCTGTTATGGTGGGTTGGTTAACGAGAGATACGCACAGTCGTTAGTGCAGCTTGTCTCGCAGGGGATGCAGCTAGGAATTAAGATAGGCTACTTTACCCGTTCGAACGAGAGCTTAATAACCCGTGCACGCAATGACCTTACTGCAACGTTTCTTACGACGCCCGCGACGCACCTCATGTTTATCGACGCAGATATCAACTTTAACGCCTCCGACGTGTTCAAGATGATCACCGCTAATAAGGACATCATTACCGGAGCCTATCCTACCAAGACAATCAACTGGGAAAATATGTCCAGGAAGGGCAAGACAGAGATAGAGGAGTTGCAGAAAAACTCCATACGATACGCATCAGGATTAAAAGACAGCAAGAGAACGCTTGATGGACTCTACGAGGTTCAAGACGGCGCGACTGGATTTATGCTTATCAAGCGCGAGGTTATCGAGAAGATGATTAAGCACTACCCCGAGACTAGGTATATGCCCGAGGTTTTTGATGACGCCTCGCAGGTCGGCGTTGAGAAGTACGCACTATTTGACACCATGATTGAGAACGGACGTTATCTTTCAGAGGATTACACGTTTTGTCGTCGCTGGCAAAACATGGGAGGAAAGATATACGTTGATCCTAGTATTGTTTTAGATCACGTAGGAACCTACACTTTTAAGGGAAATAGTATACAATAGTTTTATCTATAGACAAATAAACATAGAGGACACAGATGACAACAGAACAGGTTCCACACTACAACGTTCTTATCGCAACACCAGGATCATCCATGCTCCCTGGGTACGTGCGCAGTCTTGTTAAGACAATACACTACTTCGAGCGCAGCGGAGTTACGTGGAATTTTCTTACCGAGTACTCGTCGCTAGTAGCAGACGCTCGAGAAAAAACAATTGGAGGAACTGGCTACCAAGATCCGACTAACTCAAGACCAGGTCATGGTAGCTACACGTACGACCGTATTCTTTGGATTGACTCTGATATTGCGTGGGAACACGACGACGTACTTCAACTTTTATCACACGACGTAGAGGTAGTCTCAGGTTGTTATCTTCTACAAAACGGCGAGGTTACCGTGTACCCAAAGGTCCTGCGCGGTGGAATGCAGAAGGAGGAAATTATGAAACTTAAGAAGCCTTTCACCGTTCGCGGCGTGGGCTTTGGCTTCCTTGCTGTTAAACAAGGTGTGTTTGAAAAGATTAAGCGTCCTTGGTTTTCGCAGATTAGCGTAGAGATCGAGAACGAAGAGACGGGCGAGATCGAGGAGCAGTTTCCATTGATGGGTGAGGATCTATCATGGTGCGAGAAGGTTCACCGCATGGGAATACCTATATGGGTTGATCCTCTTGTAAGAGTTACACATCACAAGCAGATGGTATTGGAGTGGCCAAAATAAACGAGATAATTGACCCTATCGGCGGCGAGGACATCATGCTGCAAAAGCTTGCAGAGTACGTTGATCTAGACAAATATAACCTAAACGTTATTAACTCCAGGTGTCGTCGCGAGCTAGTTGATCTAGATAAAAATAATATTTTATGGGAGCACGTACCTGCAAACCAGGAGGCGGTTCAGGGCATCAAGGATAAATACTTTAACCGCATGATTGACGCGTACGTATACGTCTCGCACTGGCAACACGAGAAGTTTCGCTACATGCACCAGATTCCGCTGGACAACGCGTACGTTATTAAGAACGCCATCAAGCCCATCGAGTTTGTTGAGAAGCCAAAAGGCAAGATAAAACTTATCTATACGTCCATGCCGTATCGCGGACTTGCAATTTTACTTGACGCGTTTGAGCTTCTTAACAGAAACGACGTAGAGCTGGACGTCTACTCTTCTAACGTAATCTACGGAAAGGAGTACGTAGAGTACGTCAAGGATACCTACGATGACCTCTTTGAGCGTGCGCGAACTATGAAGAACGTAAATTACAAGGGGTACGCGACAAACGATGAAGTCATCAAGGCGCTACAAGAGTCGCACATATTTGTGTACCCGTGTGTCTTCGAGGAGACCTCGTGTCTTTCAATGATTGAGGCAGGAGCCGCAGGCTGTAACCTTGTGGTGACAAACATTGGAGGACTTGCGGAGACAGGGTCGGTATTTGCCAACCTAGTTCCTATACAGTCTGATGAAAAGACTCTTATAGAAAATTATGCCAAGGCTCTTAACGAGACGATAGACAGCTATTGGTCCGACGAAAACCAAACGCACGTACGCGAGCAGTCCGCATTTTACAACAAGTATTACTCGTGGGAAGAGCGTGCAAAGGAGTGGGTAAAACTTCTTGATGAGCTGTTTCCGCTAAGTTTAGATAAGGTAGTGTAAGGTATATACATGAAAGTTGCCGCATACGCCATCTCGTTAAACGAGGAAAAACACGCTGCCCGCTGGGCTGAAACCACAAAGGATGCGGACTTCCGCCTCGTGTGCGACACTGGATCCACAGACCGCACGGTTGAGATCCTACGTGAGCACGGCGTAACAGTCTATGAGATTAGCGTAAAGCCTTGGCGCTTTGACACCGCGCGTAACACCGCGCAGAGTTTATTACCTAACGACATAGATGTGTGTTTAAGTCTAGACATGGACGAGCTTGTAGATGAAAACTTCTTTGAGGAAGTTAAGAAGCAGTGGGTAGACGGAGCTACAAAAGGCTGGTGTGAGTTTGACACCGGACACGTTTGGTGGGGTTGCCGCCTTCACTCACGACACAAGATGTATTGGAAATATCCAATTCACGAGGTATTTGTCCCTTCGCTTGATACTGAAAACATTAGCTGCCAAATTAAAGGCGTTAAGATGTATCACAAGCCGGATAACTCTAAATCGCGTGGACAATATTTACCTATGCTTGTTGCCGCGTCAAAGGAATTTGGCGAGGATCACCGCATCTGGGTCTACCTATGTCGTGAATACTACTTCTATAAACAGTGGGAACTTGTTATCAGCGCGGCTGAAAAGGTAACTGAGTTTAGTAAGGACTGGTATATCGAACGCGCCGCGGTGTGTCGTTGGGCATCTGAGGCTTCACGCAACATCGGCAAGAAGGAAGAAGCGCACGCCTGGGCAGACAAGGCAATTGAAATTGATTCTTGTGGAGAAAATTACTACGAGAAAGTACGTTGCTACTACGACTCTGGAGACTGGGGCGGAGTCTGGGAAACATGTAAGCTTGTCGCCGCATGTGCTAAGACAGATCATTATCTTTCATCCGAGGCGCTATGGCGTTGGCAACTAGATGACATGCGAGGATTATCTGCACACTACTTAGGTGACAGAGATAAGGCTGTACAATATGGAGAGCTAGCGCTTGCTGGAAATCCAGACGACGAGCGTTTGAAAACAAACCTAAAGTTTTATCGAGCAGGAATCGAGGCACAACTAAATGGAACAGCCTGATGTATTTGTTGCACTTCTTGTAAAACAAAAGGAAGCCGTATTACCTTTATTCCTTGAATCGCTTGAGGCGTGGGACTACCCTAAGGAAAAATTATTCCTGTATATCCGCACGAACAACAACACTGATGGCACCGAGCAGATCTTAGATGACTGGATAGAAAAAAACATTCACCTCTATAAGGGCTGTGTGTATGACAAGCAAAATGTTGAACAGGCTGTTGAGCGCTTTAAGCAGCACGAGTGGAACGGCGAACGTTTTAGGGTACTTGCAAAGATTCGTCAACAAAGTTTTAACGAGTGTTTAGAAACTGACTGTGAATACTACTTTGTAGTTGACGTCGATAACTTTATTTTCCCAGAGACATTAAATGAACTTATTAAACTTAACCTGCCGATCGTCGCTCCGTTTATTCGATACGCGGTCGCGTTTGGTGATAACGTAGATGACGAGGAAACCGCCAAGGAGCGTGAAGGACACCTCGGACAGTACTACGCTAACTACCACCACATCGTAGATGACTACGGCTCAATCGTGGCAAATGATAGTTACTATCACATACTAGATCAAAGAGTTAAGGGTGTCGTCGAGTGCATGTGCGTTCATTGTACGTACCTCATTAAGCGAGAGCACCTTTCAGAGCTTTCGTACCTAGAGGATTCTGATCGCTGGGAGTACATGGTCTTTTCTAACTCCGCGCGCGACAAGAAGATTACACAGTATTTAGATAACAGAACTATCTACGGTATCCTGACGCTATCAGAAAACGCACGCGCATCGCGTTGGTGGTACGAGTATCTAAAGGATAAGGAAGATAGAGCCGCGGCGTATAAGGACCGTTGGCTACAGTAGAGGTTTTTCCTTCTTAGGCTTCTTTTTCTTTTCCTTGTCGCGCTCGCTCTTTGCTAATTTTTCCTCGCGTTGAATATGATATGCATCAACCGCATTTGCGCTTGTTCGTGAGCGCCAGGTAAAGTCACAAGCCTCACATTGAACAAGACGCATGGTTGCCCAACGTCCTCCGCCTGGAACATCTACAACTAATGTCTTAAGTTTATTTGGTCGCGCGTTACAAAATGGACATTGTGGAAAACGTTGACGACGAGATTCCTGGCCGTTCCAGGATACGGAAAGCGTGCGACGAATTTCTCCTTCGTCCTTTCCTCCCCAGATTCCCCAGATTTGCTTATGCTCTAACGCCCACTTTAAACATTCTTTTCTTACAGGACATGAGAAGCAAAGATTCTTTGCTTGATATTTTTCTGCAGGCTCAGATGAAAAGAAGAAGTCCTTAAACTCGTCGTTTACCTGTTGCCCACATGCAGAATCTTTTTGCCAGCCTAAGTCTAACGATCCGCTCATTCTGCGACTACCTCAACCCATGTAACAGGAGTTAGGTTGTCTACACCGTCGCCTTCGCGTGTTTCGCCATCTTCATCACATGCTGTTAACTCGTTGTCGCCATCTACTTCTCCCGCATAGCCATAGTTAATCAATGAAGAATCAAGATACTTAAATCCGTTGCCTAATGACACGGATACACCGTCGCGCTGAAGGGCAGATGCCAATGCGCGACGAATAAGCTCGTTCTCTAGATCTACATGATCCTCTGTGAAGAAGGTAACCGAATGGTCGTGAAGAGGCTCATAGCCTTCACCCGTCCATTCCTTCCACAAAAGCTCACCTATACGTGAGTCTTTCACAATTCCCCTTAGCGTGCTGTCGTTAAGGGAATATTACACTACAAGGTAGATGTTTGCGCGGATAAGCGCAGATTATTTTTAAGTAATAAATTACCTCAGGATAGGTATGAAAGTGTCTCTAAGAGTCACTGAGCAATGCCTACATATTGTTGTAGGTGCCTAGCTGTAGGACGCCGTTGACGTCAGGCCATAGATATTGATAATACTCAGGGCGATAACCTTTATCCTCTGGCCAGCCAAACTGTGAGTACCACTCGTAGTCCTTACGCAGTAGCGCAACCCTGTGGGTAGATGCGATTTGCTCGTATGTGTCTTTATCCTTAAACCAGTAAGGGAATGTTAGCTCGTCGCTGATGCGATCTAGCTCAAGCGCGCGAGTTAATGTTCCTTGAATCTTAGGAATCATCGTAGATTTGTAACCGCGCTTAAGCCACTCGTCACACATTGTAGTTGCGTATAAGGCTAGGGCTTTTTCGTGACCTTCCCACATCTTCGCCGCAGGGTGATTGCGCCAGCCTTTAGGGTCACGGTGTTCGCCTTTTGGATTTAGCGAGGTAAGCACGAGCATAAGCTGCCATGCCTCAAGTACCTGTTTGTTAAGGCGCTTGTTATCTAGCTCTTGAGCAATACGCTCAAAGGAATCAGTCTGTGGTACAAATGTTTGCATGTCTTCGTCCGTTCGTCATTGTGTAAATTATAACAGGAACTATAGCTCGTCGGGCTTAGGCTCCTCCTGTGCCGGTTCTTCCTCAAGTTCTTCCTCTAAGTCTAGCCCATCAAGTTCACTGGATGAGACGTATATTCCAACAACGGTTAGACGACCACATATGTAGCAATCGCCAACTGCACCAGGAGATAACTCGATGGGTATGGTGACGTTAATAAGACGGGTAATGATGTTGCCGTTGATATCAACGCTGTCAGCTTCCCACAAACTGTTTTCTTCAATCCAACAGCGCTCGCAGACTGGCACGGGGTCACTATCATACGTGCGCAGATTCCTCATTAACTAGCAGTCTCCATAGGGCTACTGTACCACTTTTTCTTAGCGTAGTGTCTAGAGAATCCTTTGTCTGCATCGATAAGATATTCACGATCTCCGATAAGCTCTGCGTCTGGTCCTTGCGGGTTACCGTCTAGTGAAGCCTTAACCGCGTTCCCAAGCCAGTTGGCAGCCTGCACTGGTACAGCCTTTCCCCATACAGCCGCAAGATGTGAGTAGTCGCGTGCAGCCTCGATGTTCCAGTCATCAGGAAGTCCCTGCATACGAGCAGATTCCCGATGTGTAATAAGTCTTGGTTGTGTTGGGTGAACAACGTGATCTAGCGCGGAGCCAGTCAATACGTTACACCAGTGATCTTCTTTCCAACGATACGGCTGTGAAAACCCTAGCTTAAAGTTCTTACGAATAACGCGAGGAGAAATGTCAATCCATTTTTGCGGAAACTTACCTTCGTTTAAGTCTACCGCTTTCTTTAGCGCTTGCCCAGTGTCGCCATTTCCTTCCCAGCCATCGTTTCCGATGATGCTAAAGATCTCTTCAATACGCTGTGCATGAATATTTGTCTTACCGATGTGACCGTCAACCATTCCGTCTTTTGAGCGTAGATGCTTAACCCACTTGGAAGGAACTGGCGCGGTATACTTTTGCTTGTTCCAAGTTTGCGGCATCTCTGCAAGATCACCGATGATGTCCATGATGCGTGGAAGTTCTTTAGGCTCGGTAATTGGAGTTGAAAACTTAAGACCTTCTTCAATGGCTACCCAGAAGTAGCGCGGGCGATATGAAAATCCGCCAACCTGTAGGTTGTTTTCCTTAACGTGATACAGATCATACTTCTTATTTGAAAGATCCTCTAGCATAGTGCGGTACTTAAGCATGACTTCACGCCCCTGTGTGTACGCCTGCTGCACACTTTCATAAACAACTACGCGTGGCTTCACTCGTGCAGCATAGCGTACAAATGCCTTAGTGTGTTCGTGCGCTGCCGAATCAGGACCACGATTTGCAGGGCCAGACCATACAGACCAACCAGAGCAGGGAGGACAGCCCATAACTACGTCTGCTTTTTGTACGCGCCACTCGTTTGGATCATCAGAAAACTCTGCTGTCCAGTCATCTCCAAGAAGATGACGGTTATTTTCAGCGACAGCATTTCCAAAGTTTAACGTTCCAGTGCGTTGAATCATCTTCATGTCATTTTGCACAAAGCCAAGACTCATGAACGCGGCAAGACCATTACAGTCGATAAAGGTATGTTGTGACAAGGCTTAGCCCTTCGTAGTTCCTAGGGTGAAACCTTATACCGACATCTTACTTACCGCGTGTATTTACGCAGAAAGATTGGTGTTCTTTTTTAGCTCCAACATACCTACCTCATACCCGCAACCAGCATAACCCGCGATGTCAATCCAGGTATCCGCGTGGAAGCCTGACTTGTTGGCGTAACGTGCAACCTTAAGGCCAACCATCATCATTGCAACGTCCTCGTTGGATATTTCAACCCCAAGGATCATTGACCATACCTTCGATATACGTGCAAAGTTTTCCTCAGGACCTCCGTATTGCGCGTCCCTATCACCTGCAATAATCTTTGCTGCCTCGCGTAACGCTTCAACGCGATGTTGAACTACTGCATCATTCTCTGTCATTTATCTTCTACCTTCGTGCGAATAGTGATGATCCCTGTAAGTATGTTGCCGTTGTCAAGCTTATCCTTGATCTGCAACTCTGAGTCAGTTGGTAACGTTGCGTTTATATCACCGCAAAAATCCTGCCAACGCTTCTTAGCACCTTCCATAATCTCAGTTAAGGTAGATCCTGTAATGTAGAACTCAACTGTAGATCTCATTATTGAACTTTCTTCTGAAGTTGGTAAGGCGCGTAGTGTGAGCCATCAAGTACAGGCTGCTTGTCGTCATTAGACTTAAAGATAATATCGCCATAGCGAATTCCAACAACCTTACCTCTGCGTCCGTTATGCATCGCACCGGTAGATCCTTGATATGCGTCAAGTTTTACGCGTACCTGATCTCCAACAGTAATCGCTCCTGGTTGTGCGTCAACCCATACCTCATTAGCAACCTCTGGTGTTATAGCGTAGCCAAGTGCAAGTTGGTTAAATAGCGCTAATACCTCTTTTTGCTGAGGATTAGATAACTTCAAAGGTTCCCACGCGGCAAGAAGTTTTAGTAGTGCGTTTCCAACTCCTACCTTAACCTTTGCCTCCTGCATTTGTTCTTTAATCCACTCTTCGTTAATCTCAGGCACTGTAATCTACCTCCTTAGGCAAACATTTAGCACACATATCCGGGCTTGCCCCACGGCCGACGTCATCAATTGCGCGCTGACATAGAGTACACTTTACTCCTACGTCCTTAACCTTGTACCCATTAAGCTGGCGTTCCTTGTTGCGTTCCATCTTTTCAAGATAGAACTTATCGAGCATCTCGTCAGTTCCGCCCGCCGCAACGATGATATTTGCGACAAAGTGCAAGACGTCAACAGCCTCCTTGACGATCTCTTCACGGTCTGCGTATGGAGCATCATGTTGCCAAGGCTTCCACGATATTGCCTGACGCATCTCTGCAAGTTCGTCATCGATGGCGAGCATGTTCCAACGCATATACTCAACTAGACGACGAATATTTTGAGGCTTATCGCCTTCCATTTCTTCATAGTTAATAAAGTACACGTCTTTTTGTAGATCACGTGTACGTCTTAACCAGTTATTGAACAAGATAGACATTAGTTTGCTCTTTTCTCGTAAATAAACCTAACGCCTGTGTCAGGTTTATGGTTGCTTCTCTTCGTGTAGGAATGCTCGCTAGATACGTCTTACGTTGTTCTAGTGCAAGCGTAGTACGCTCCTCCTGTGACATGCTTTCAATACTTGAGGCAAGATGCGTCCAGGAAGACCCAAGAATACTACTTTCTTTCCAGTCTGTAGCGATTGCAGTTAATGCGTTCATGCATTGAGCGTATCTATAACTCCACCACGTGCTTGAAGAATACGGTGGAATAAGAGCGCCTATGCTAGCTGCAATTTGTATATCAACCTGCGCGTCGCTCCATGACTTGTTCCACTTCATAGGGACAGTAGGATTTGACAATGTAGCCGTAGTTGTTTTAACCCATCGCGTAGAGTAATTTTCCACCGCCCACTTATCACGACGCTCTGTCTCAATCATGTCCTGTGTTGAGATTAGAAATGAATCTAGGTTAATTGCCTTAAGAGAATCGCGCGCTCCTTCAGGTAAAAGATTTGCAACGTGCTCTTCCTCGTTTGTCCATGGCAATGACGGATACAACGTTACAGGCCAAGGCTTTGTGAGAAGGTCCTCTATTACCTCTATAAGGTTATTAAGCATGTTCGGTTGCGACGCGTGGCTAAATCCCTTGCGGTACGAGTAAAAAGGCTTGGTGAGGTTGTCAGGCGTCTTAACCATAGCGCGTAGACTTGCAGTAATCTTTGCAGGCTCTGGCGCGTCAATAAATAGATGCAGCTTAGGTGAATCAAGCAGCACGTCCATAACACTTAACGCACCATAGACATGATTTGCACTTAAACTTGTAATAGGGCTGATGCCGACAAGTACCGCGTCGTATTGTTCAAGATCCTTTGTGTTCCAGGATACCTCTGGGTTTTCCTGAATAACCTCGTGACCTTGTTGT